TAATATCTACATTGATTGAGAGAACACACACAAATTTTCGGGAGAACATTATTATGAGCGACGTAACTGCGAAAGCATCACCAAACTACACTGACGAAATGCTGACTGTCATGCGTGACGAGTATTTGGTCGAACCTACACGAGAAACTGTTGAGTCACTGGCAATTCAGTTTGGCAAGACACCTCGTAGTATCATTGCAAAACTATCTGCAATGGACATTTACCAAAAGCCTGAGCGAGTAACAAAGCGAGGAGAGCCTGTTATTCTAAAAGCAGAGCTGATTGCTAAAGTACAGAATGCTGTAGGCCGTGAACTACCTTCTCTGGCTAAAATGACAAAGCCAGACCTTAGCCAACTCATTGAAGCGTTGGTAGGCTAAATGACAGACATGACTGTAACTTTTAGGAACACACTGGAAAAGGATGCGGAATCAGTAGCATTTGCAATTGAGGTGGCACTGCGTGAAGCACGTAGTTGCCCCGCTCCGATTCTTCATATGAACGCGGACGGTCTCGTAATTGAGTATAACTCAGCAAGTACTGGAGCTAAAATATTTGAAAAAATTAGTAGACTTCAGACAAATAATTCTTGACTTTTAGTTCAAAAACGTAATATAATATTCATTCAGTCGAGAGAAGTAAGCAGACCACCATCACCGCTGAAACCTCGACCTGACGGCAAAACTGCACACTGTCGTAATTGCCTCTAGTAGCAGTCGGGCCTATACCCTCGATAGCGTGTATAGCGTGAAGGTTAGCCAGTCTCGGAATAATGGCTATGGACGGTTTGTGGATACTGGCAAGGTTGGGGCCACCACACTTTTTATGAGGAAGCCAGGGACGCATCTTAGAAATGCGATAAGGCAGTAAAGATCCCAGCGAAGACCTGTCTGGAGCCTCACCATTTTGTTACTGACATAGCAAAACTTTATGCCCTCTTCGGAGGGCTTTTTTATACCCCCTCTCCTCTAAAAAATTACTTGACAAATTTTCTCTGAACCTGTATAATAATACATTATATGGAGGAAATGTACATGAAAAAAGTAATTGAATTTCCGCAAGATCGTAGCCTCCTTAACCAACTTACTAAAAGCACGGAAGAGCTTATTGAACTGCATGAAGCAATGGAAAAAGGCTACAGTTTATTACATACGTTAGAAACCCAAATCGAAGAGAAAGAAGCAAGTTATAATTCTACACTGCTTAGGTATGTAAGAGCAGTTGGAGTAGAGAATGTACCAATAGGACTTCTAGACTTTGCTTCAGACCATCTAATCATAGATGTAGAATCAGGAGAGATTCGCTATGAACCGCCAGAAGAGACGTAACCCCGTTGCGAAGTTTGCTCACAAATTTAATAAAGCGGGAGTACATAAAAGTAAAAAAACCTACAGTAGAAAGGAGAAGTACAGGAATGTCGAACTATACTGAAGAAATGACGCTACTGTTAGTGGGAGCTTATCAAGATAAGCCAACACCTGCTACAGTGGAAGAGCTAGCAGAAAAGTTAGGTAGAAGTAAGAAATCTATAATTGGAAAGCTATCACGCGAAGGCGTATACCGGAGAGAAGTGTATGTTACGAAGACTGGGGAAAGCCCTATCACGAAAGTGGAAATCGTTAATAGTATCGCTGAGAGCCTTGGAGTTGAGACTACGGATCTCGCTGGTTTGGAGAAAAGTCCAAAAGCGGCGCTTAGAAATCTTGAAAAAGCAGTAGCGGGGTTAGAGCAAGTTAATAATTACCCTGGAGGTTTAGGCTAATGTGTGGAGGAGTGTATGAAGAGGAATTTGAGATGAGAGGACCAAGTACAAAGTTTAAATATGAAGCGGGGTTTCAGCAGGCTCTCATGATCTGTCTAAACCATTTAGAAGCAAAAGAGTGGGCAGCAGACTCGAGTACTAAAACAATTACGTTCTCGAGTACAAAAGCAGAAGAGAAGTATTCAATAATCGTAACGGGGTTGAAAGAGTGGAACAATACTAACCCGTTCTTAGCAAGCTAGTATGAAGTCTAGGCTTAATCACGATGCCTGTGGGAATAATTTTGGAAGATCTATGGACAATTCCGGACAAAGTAATACAAAACCGCCGTTGAAAAAACGCGAATTGCGGAAAATTTGGACGTATTATTTGATTAAAAAAGTGGGATTTTTACTTAGAATTAGAAGTAATTGAAGCAGACCCGTTATGAATTATTTGATTATCCGGGTCCTTAGCGTGTTGGTACAATTATCACATGATTTGTACATTATTAGAATGAAATGTAGCGTGGTTATCTCTGACTTAGCAAATCTTGTAGATACCCCGTGTATGCATCACTCTTTCGCAGGAGCTTCAGAGGATGCTTATGCACAGAATAGCTACATTATGCTTCGTCAGATGTTAGTTTGTGATAAGAAGTAGTAGACCATATTGTCTATCAATTTTGATATATTATACCACGACTTTTGGCATATGTAAAGAATTATTTTTGCCACCTATCGTAGAAACGGAAAATTGTATGGAAATTTATAACATAACCCTATATGCAGCTATCGTATTGATTCTTGCTATATGGGTAATCATTAAAGAAGGAGATGACTGATGTTAGAAGATATTTTTATTATTTTTGTCGCTACAGTAATCACTGTAGTAGGATTTTGGGTAAACCTTGAAGCAGCAAAGATGCACGATGAACGTCGAAAGAATGAACGTGCAGGAACTCACGATTATTATGGAAACCGAATAAAATGAGCTTACCAGTAATAGAAGTAGTAAACATTGTAGAACATGAAGATGGATCTGCAAATGTAGAATTAGAATTGGACGCTGAAGCTGTAAGGCTGTTAATGCAAGAAGGCTTTGTATCTATTCTTGCAGCTCACATCGAAGAACAGGAGCGTAAAAAGAAATGAGCTGGAACTTTCGTTTAGTAAGAGAAGATGACATCATCTCTCTTCGAGAAGTGTACTACGATGATGTGGGCAATCCAGAGATGGTAACCACAGGTGAAGTAAAGATCTACGCTGAACTCGGAGAAGATGTAGTTTGGTACCAAGAGCATATGTCAAAAGGCATTATGAAACCAGTGCTCGACTACCCTTTCACAGGACCGCAGCAGATGGAGTTGTCCTTTGAATAGAATAACAGGAACAAAGTTAGGAATCGCTGTAATACTTATTTATTTTGTATTACAGTGTACTCAAGTAAATGCACCAACACATGATTATTTTGATAATGTAAGCACAGAGAAAGCGGAGAGAACCGTATGAAAGGAAAAGGAGACCCGATGGTTCGGGCAGATGGAAGAACAAAGCCAGACAGAGAGTGGTATCCAGAAGATTTTGATTGGTACCTCAAGTGGGTAGCAAGTGTTATTGTTCTCTGTAGCTTGGCAATGAGAGCAGCTGGGCCAGAGTATCGTATGTTAGATATTTACTTTGGCTGGGTAGGTATTGCGTTGTGGATCTGGGTATCAATTATCTGGAGAGACCGAGCATTGATTATGCTCAATGTAGTAAGCTGGTTTATGCTAACAGTTGCTATTCTAAAGGAGTGGTAGAGTGAAGCACCTTGAGGATATAAACGAAACATACTTGGAACATCTGTGGTTTGCAGTGTCAGTAGCATTCGTATTTATAGTACACGGATTACTTCCCTGGGTGTGGAAGACGAAAGGCACGGATATGATACGTGTAAAAGAGATAGAAAGACAAAAAAATAAAGGGGCTTAAGTGCCCCTTTTTTATTATCCTTCTTTTTCCAAGTTCCAAACAGCTATATTTTTCTTCTTATTTGTTCGTGGGAATCGTTGTACCCACAAATGTCCGTTTTTCTCTGCATCTTGAAAAATCATAGCAGTAATAAAGAAAGCCCCTACTACAAGTAGGTGTCCTCCTACACTGTAAATACCATAATAAATAGTATATCCAGCCCATAATGTGAATACTGCCGACCACATTACTGATAAATAAAACATCAGTATAAATTGTGTAAATGCATTAGGAATATGTCTTAAGGGATTAACTTTCAGACTGAAAAAGAAATTGTATAAATCATATATTGCAAACCCAATTTTTTTAATCATATCTTTTCCACCTTTCTAAAGTTTCTTTGTGAATAGCCTTATGTGAATAATACATTGTAATTCCACCAAATACCATAGGGCATAAAAAGACGGCAAGTATACCAAGTAACCCTATCATACTTCTGCTATATTGTGGCTACGTACCACAGTCTCAATTAGTGCACCTTGCTTATCATAAGTTGTAACAGTTACGGTTTGCTGGTCGTGTACTACTCTCACAGTAGTCTTTTGATATTCCATAACTGGTAAATTATACTTAACAGGATATATTGCATTAATTTCCATCTTTAGACATTCCTAGTACATAGCTTAAATCAGGCTCAAAGAAGTTGGGTCCTTTTAGTACTTTTCCATCTTCTCTTTTTAGTGGACGACCATCTTCATCCAATTTACTCATATTACTGGAGTGCACCTCCTGGTAGCATGCATCTAGATCCAGGCCAAATGCGTGGCCGGCTCCATAGATTACATACAGTAAATCAGTAAGTGCATCTGCTACAGCGACCATATCTTTTTGGTCTATAGCTTCTTCCAGCTCTTGGTATTCTTCTCGAATTAATTCAAGTCGCAGTTCCCTTGTAGAGAAGTCTGGCCACATAGGTATATCGCGTACCTGCTGGCCAAATGCCTCCATGAAATCCCCTGCAAGCTCGAAGTTAGTACCTACGTGCTGTATCATTGTTTTTCCTTTTATTTCTGCCAATAGCAGCTTTCTTTGCTATTCTGCGTTTCTCGGAGGGAGTAGTATAAAACTCCCGTTGTCTTACTTCCCAAAGTGTATCAGCACATTTCTTTTTAAATACTCGTAGTGCTGCTTCAACATTGTTATTCCGTACCCTTACTTTCGGCATTCGTTACCTTTTTCCTAAGCATAGGAGGTAGCCCCCATACTGTCTGTGCCTCGGCTTTGTGACCAGCAGCATCAATAACGAGCATTACTCTTTTGCCCTTTAACCATGCTTCCTGTTGGTTTCTTAACCGTTGCATTGGGGTAAGCATTCGTACGCCGATACTGCTTCTACGAAGCCCTTGGCTGGTTTTGTTTGACTTACCCATTCTTTTTTTCTTGGCCATTCTATTTTCTCCTTAATTAAATGTCCAACCGCGTTTTCTTAGATAGTGTACCTGTTTGCGTATAGAGTTTTCCGTCCTGTGTGGAAGAAGGTCTAGTATACGTTTCATAGACGTTTTTCCATAATGTTCCTTGAGGAACTTACGTTCTTCATGACTCCACGGTTGCTTCTGGTAATCTTTCATACTATGTATTATACTGAAAGAACGAACAAATGTCAAGAAGTATTTTTACAAGGTGCATAGAAAAATACTTCTTGACATTATCTGCCTTTTATAGTATAATTTACGCATCGACAAAAAGTATGGGAGAAACCTAAGTGATTGAATTATTTACAGCTACTACTATCTTTGCAGTTTGCATGATTGGTTGTGCATTGACCTCCTTTCACTTAGGAAGACAAGAAGGTATTGAAAACACCGTACAATATCTCATCGACGAAGGCGTACTTGAAGTCGACGACGAATACTAGGCAACGAGTCCGCCTTAAGTGACTCACATTAAAAATCGGGTATCGAAAGAACCCAAGCGTACCGAAAGGACGCAATTCATAAAAGGAGATACTTTATGACTACTAAGTTAGCAGTGGCTGACCTACACAAGTTTTTGTTAGGTTTTGACCGATTCATGGACACAAACGTTTTTGCACCACAAGTAGATGGTGGATACCCTCGCTACAATGTTCTCAGAGTCGGAGAAAACGGATTCAGAGTGGAGCTAGCAGTTCCAGGATGGAACAAGAGCGATATTGACATCAGCCTACATAAAGGTGTACTTACCGTAATTGGTAGAATTAAGCAAGAAGTTAATGAAAACGAAGCCTATATCTATAAAGGATTAAGTGGCAAGTGTTTCACACGGACGTTCGGTGTGAGCGAACACGTTCAGATTGATCGTGCTTACATGGAACGAGGCCTGCTATGTATAGATCTGCATGAAGAGCTCCCGACTGAGTTGCAACCAGTAAAGGTTACAATTTCATGAGGAGACATAAGTGGATAGTTTTAAACTATCAGTGTGGGTTATAATAGGTCTATTGACCGCATCAATTACCACTCCATCACTTGCTTTAGCAGACGAACACGCCGAGAAAGACGAAGGTGGTGCTCGTAGACCAGAGAGACCGATGGAAGAAGTAATAGTAGTAGGATCTCGTGAGACTATGGAAACAATATCATTCAGGGCTGGATTATCAGACATCATTCTTATACATGAGTACAATAAGGAAGATGATACCTGGGAGTTAGTTTCTTTACGAGACATACGAAGAGGCACAACTAAAGCTATTACACACTAAAACCAGTAGCGGGGTCGCAAGGCCTCGCTCTTTTTAAAACAAATTATGGCATATTCCGATAAAGTATTAGATCACTATGAAAATCCTCGTAATGTAGGACGATTGTCTGATGACGACGAAAGTGTAGGTACTGGTATGGTTGGTGCTCCAGCGTGTGGAGATGTCATGCGCCTTCAGATAAAAGTAGAAGAAGGTATAATAAAAGACGCAAAGTTTAAAACATACGGCTGTGGAAGTGCAATAGCTTCTTCTTCTTTGCTCACAGAGTGGGTAAAAGGAAAGAATCTGTACGAAGCAGAGAGTATAAAAAATACCGAGATAGCAGAAGAGCTTGCACTACCCCCAGTGAAAATTCACTGCAGCGTACTCGCTGAAGATGCTATCAAAGCCGCAGTAGCGGATTATAGGAATAAACATGAATAGAGAAGCAGTTTACGAACAGCTAAAAATTGATGAAGGTGTAGAGTATAAGTTATACTTAGATCATCTTGGGTACAAAACTTTTGGAGTGGGGCATCTAGTACTTGATACAGATCCGGAGCGAAACTACGACGTAGGCGAGCCTGTATCAGTAGAGAGAGTACAAGAGTGCTTTGACTACGATCTTGACTTAGCTGTGAGTGAGTGCGTCGCTCTATATGACGAAGATGTATGGGAAGGATTCCCAGGAGAAGTACAAGAAATTCTAGTAAACATGATGTTTAACATGGGACGTACTAGACTTTCTAAATTTAAGAATTTCACAGCAGCTTTGAAAGAAGGTGACTGGAAGCGTGCAGCAGTAGAAGGACGAGACTCCTTGTGGCACAAGCAGGTTACTAATAGAGCTGAAAGATTAATGGTTAGAATGGAGAATGTATAAGTATGGCAATTTATTGCACAGATGCTGAGCGTCGACAGTATGAAGAAATTGGATACTGGCGCTCATTACCAGAACTAATTCCATCCGTAGTATTTCATCGTCGCAGACTAAACCCTGCAAAAAACTACGAATGGCTACAGTCAACATCGTTTGACTTGTTTGCTCGTAAGAGAATTTTAGTATTCTCTCTACCAGGAGCATTCACCCCCACTTGTTCAACCTATCAGCTACCTGACTTTGAGCAGTTAGCCCCCGAGTTCTATGCAGAAGGCATAGATCATATCTTCTGCGTTACTGTAAACGATGCTTTTGTTTGCAACGCGTGGGCAGATAAGAATGATCTTGCAGATGTAATTGTTCTTCCAGATGGAAGTGGCAAATTTACTGAAGGAATGCAAATGCTCGTGGACAAAGACAATATAGGCTTTGGACGCCGGTCTTGGCGATATGCTGCTGTTATCGACAACGGCAAAATTACAGACTGGTTCATTGAAGAAGGAAAAGAGGATAATCATCCTGACGATCCTTATCTGTACACAGCACCTGACTTTGTACTTGGTAAGCTACGAGAGAGCAAATAACTCTTGACAATATTTACTAATGGCAGTATAATACTACCATGAATAAAGAAAAAGTACTTATTATTACAATGGAAGAATGTGGTGAGCTTACCCGTGCTTGCTCTAAGATTTTGCGGCATGGGTATGTTCAGCAGAAGCACATCAACAATCTACACGAAGAATTAGGAGATGTAGTCGCAATGACACGTCTAGTACAAGAAGCCTTCGATATAGATGATGATGTGCTTGAATTGCACGTATGGAATCGAAACCTAAAAATGAAGGCTAAAGAGTATAGATGAATCTATTCAATCTAGATACAGATCTTGATGTGTGTGCTGAATATCATGTGGACAAGCACGTAAACAAAATGATACTCGAAGCAGCACAGATTTGTTGTACTGTTATCTGGGTAGACACACTTTTAGGTTTTATACCTCGTGCTCTTGAGAAAGATGAAGCAGCAGTACTTAACGAATATAAAAAACTTGAGAAACCTCTCAAGCCAGAAGAGCGTAAACTAACTCCCTATCTTGGTATGATGTACAACCACCCTAGCACAATCTGGGCAAGATCATCCTTAGATAACTATGAGTGGACTTTTTGCTATGCTCATGCACTAGCAGAGGAGTACAGGTACAGATATGGAAAAGAGCACAAATCTTTTTGGCAGGTCGTTAACAAACTACCTGACCCGACACGACTTGAGCGCGTGGGGCTTACACCATTTGCCATGGCGATGCCCGATGTACTCAAGGACGAGACTGACCCTATACAGTCTTACCGTAATTACTATATGCTTGACAAGGCTACTTTTGCCAGTTGGACAGGCAGAGATAAACCCTCTTGGTGGGATGAGGATTTGGCAGACTACGAACAACGAATCACGAGGAAGTAGATGGACTTAGTACAAAAAGCAAACAGTCTACTTGAAGATGAAGTATTTGATTTTGAAATACTGGGATTCGTTTCTAGTAGTGGAAAAGTATATAAACTAAAGACAGATACTAAAGTATTGTCTGCTCTTTTTGAGATACTTTCGGAAGAGTTTGTAGATAAGTTAAGTGGCGAGCATGAAGTAGTACAGCCAGAAAAGCAAAACTACTACCCTGACTTTACAATAAAAACTCCTGAAGGAAATATAGCGATAGATGTAAAAACTACCTATAAGCAAAGAACAAACGGCTTTACGTTAGGTAGTTATACTTCTTTTATAAGAAACAATACAAAAAACATTGTGTATCCCTACGATACATATAACAAGCATTATGTACTAGGTTTTATATATGAGCGTGATCCTAGTGGTAGTACTCCATATAAAAATGTAGAAGTATTTTTTCAAGAGAAGTGGAAGATCGCAGGCAAACGTCCTGGGTCTGGAAACACAAAGAATATAGGAAGTATAAAAGGAAACATAGACACTTTTAAAAATCCTGAACCAGCGTTTAACTCTCACGAAGAGTTTGAAGATTATTGGAGAAACTATGAGTAAAGTTAATTTAGTAGGGCTAACAAAGCCTAGTGGTATTACAGGATGTAATACGGCAGAAGAGTTAGTAGCTTACGCGGCACGAGTCAGTAACCCAGAAAATCAAGACCATCACGAAAGTTCACCACGATTGCTACGATACCTTATCAAGCATGGGCATTGGTCTCCTTTTGAGATGGTATCTATTACTATGGAAATAACTACTACACGAGACATTGCACGACAAATGTTACGGCATCGTAGTTTTAGTTTCCAAGAGTTTAGTCAGCGGTATGCTGTACAGACAGGATTTGAAACACGAGACGCTCGGTTACAAGATCCTAAGAATCGACAAAATAGTATCGAGCTAGAAGATAGCGAGAACTTTGGCAAAGGTGGGAATAAGTCCCAACACGAACGTTTATATGAAGATTGGTGGATGCGACAAAGGAAGGTAATAAACGAAGCCGAAAAGCAATACAAGTGGGCTTTAGACCAAGGTATTGCAAAAGAGCAGGCCCGTGCAGTGCTTCCTGAAGGTAACACCGGTAGTGTTCTTTATATGTCTGGAACTCTTCGTAGCTGGATTCATTATTGTGAATTGCGGCGGGGTCATGGCACTCAGAAAGAACATATGATAGTAGCAGACCAGTGTTGGGAAGTAATTGCAGCAAACTTTCCCAAAGTAGCAGAGGCATTGGAATGAGTGAAATAAAAGTACATGACCCAGTAAATAGTCCTTTACATTACAAGCGAGAGGGCATAGAATGTATTGATGCGATGATGCAGACCGCGGCGTCTCAAGAAGCATTTGAAGAATACTGCCGGTTAAACGCATTTAAGTATTTGTGGAGATGTCATAACAAAGATAATCGCAAACAAGACTTAAAAAAAGCTATCTGGTATCTACAGATGGCTATAGGAGAGGATCCTCGTGAGCAAAGGCAGTAAGCAAAGACCTACAGACAAAAGTAAGTTTGACACTAATTGGGAGAGAATTTTTGGCAAGAGTAAAAAAGAAAGACTACGAGAATCTAACCTCGACGAACATCGAGAAAGTGATCTCTCATCTGAACAAGGATCAGCCGATCTCCAAGAAAGAAGCGTGTGCGATGCTGAACATATCATACAACACAACGCGGCTTCAGAGAATAATTGATGATTACGAAGATAAAAAACTGTATCGTGAAAAGCGTAAAGCGCAGAATCGAGGAAGAGCAGCTACAAGCGCAGAAATTAGTGAAGCTGTTGAACAGTTCCTTGGGGGAGACTCCATTGCCGAAATCGCAAAAGGAATGTACAGATCCTCTGGATTCGTCAAAGCAATCATCCAACGAGTAGGCGTTCCTCAAAAAACAGATCAACCTGTAGATTATCTACCAGAGCAGTGTGTTGCTGAAGATTTTTCTGACGGTGAATTAGTTTGGTCTGCAAAATATTCTGCTCCTGCAATAGTGGAGCATGAGCTATCTGTAGACTATCAAGCAGAGCGTTCTGGGTTTAAAGATACGAATTATGAAAAAAAGTATAGTAGTAAATGCTATGCAATCTATGTAATTCAAAAAGTACGAGACGACTCAGACATGTGGGCAAATGTAGGTGTAGGAGGTTTTAACGCTTTCTCTCTTGCATATGATTTAGGCAAACTTGAGCACTTGAAAGAATACGGAGTTGATTTATCACGTATTTAAAAATACTTCTTGACTTTACTTGCTATATCAACTATAATAGTATCTATTGAAATGACAAATCGAATTAAAAAAGAAACAGCAGAGCTAATTGCTTTTCCTCCTACAACATGGTATACTAAGCCTGTAGAGTGGTTGATTGAGCAAGAGCCTTTTGTTTCAAATTACAAAAATATTCCTGTTCAACAGGAGTTAGTTACAGATTTGTTTAAGAATGGTATACAAGCTCCAATACTAACACAGCCTAGCTGGTATCCTATATGTGGCTCTCAAAGACTCAGAGCTTGTGTAGAAATACAAGAACAGTTTGCCGGTATGCACCCTATTCTTAAACAACAAGTAAGGGTTTGTAGGTTTGAAAAAGAGTATTGGAATTGTTTTTATTTGTGGCCTGACAAAGAGTTTCGCAGTAAAGCAATACAAGTATATTTTCAAATGCTAGAACTAACATTTAAAAGTATTCATTTCATAGAAGATGACCCCATGAAAATGGTAAAGTTTGAAACAGAAGGTGATAAATTAAATTGGGAGGCTAGAGATGGCTGAAGTATTAATCGGTTTAGCAGTAGTAGGAGTATGTATTCACGTACTCGGAGCATATATCGCAGTAGTAGATCACTACTTTGGGCGATAGATTTTATTATCAACAAATAGCTGCCACGGGCACGTGCCCTGGTGGTCCAATCAACAAAAGAAGGAAACGTAAAATGGCGTGGACAGACGAGAAAAAAGCAGAGGTTATCGAGGCGTATGAAGCCGCTAACCCAACTCCAGAGAATAGCATGGAGATCGTCGCAGAAATTGCAGAAGAGCATGGTGAGTCACCAAACGGTGTTCGCATGGTTCTTACTAAAGCTGGCGTGTATGTAAAGAAAGCTCCAGCAGCAAAATCAGCTTCAAGCGGTAGTACAGGAGGCGGTCGTGTCTCTAAAGCCGCAGCTATCGAAGCATTGACAG